TCATGCGATTTTCTTGGTGGCGACGATCCGGCCGTAGATGGCCAGCACACTACCGATGATGCCGCCGATGCCGGTGACAAGTTCGACGATCTGTGCCTGGTCGGCGGGCGTGATCGAATAGCCCCAGATGGCGGCGGTGCTGGCAATCAAAGCAATGATGCCGCCCCAAATCGTCTTGGAAGCGAAGAAAGACTTCACGTCGTACATGGTTGTCTCCTGAAGGAATTGCCTGAGAACCGCTTAGGCGGCGGAAAGGATCAGCCTTCGAAAGGCTCCGCGTCCTTGGCGAAACTCCGCCAGGGCGTGAGTTCGTAGTGCGGCATGTCGACGAACTTCTCGTCCTCGGTTTTGCCGTTCATGTTCCAGTCGCCGCCCCAGCGGATTGGGATGTGCATTTCCCTCGCCAAGGGCAGGACGATCTCCTTCGCCAGCTTCACGAAGGGCTTGGTATTCTTCCAGTCGATGGGCTTCGGGCAGACGTCGAGGGCAATGGCCGGCGTCCAGTTGTGTGCGGACTGGCCGAAGTGCGCCTTGCTGCGCCTGGTGCGATAGGCAAGCTCCTGTGCGGCACGCCCGCGCTGCGAGTCCAGGATGACAATGTCGGCGCGTTTTGCCACTTCCGTGAACAGCTTCCGGAGCAAGGGATGGGCTTTGGCGAGGCGCGCGGCGCTCGCCCTGTCGAGTGTGGGCATAGGTTCTCCTCAAATGAAAAGCCCGCGCGGAGCGCGGGCCTGGTTGAACGGAACGGTTTGATGAGCGCCTGTGGCTAGGGCCGTGGCCCGAATTTCATGTAGATGAGGCCGAGGACACCCACGACGATGATGCCGACAGCGGTCAGCAATCCATGGCGGCGGACCGCCTGCATCGACTGCCGCCACTCGCGGAGGCTCTGGAAGTCCTTCTGCATTTCGATCTTCGCCGCCGGGTTCGACACGTCGGCGCCAAGGCTGATCATCAGCTCATGCACGGCTTCGCGCGCCGCGGTGCGGGCAATGTCGCGGATTTCATCTTCGGTCATGGCTTAGTTGTCCGTTTCGATGTAGACGCTCACGAGGTCGATGCCGACGGCGAGGGCCTGGGCGTTGTTGCAGCGCCAGGCGGCGTGAGCGAGGAAGGTGGTGGCCGCCGGGATGACGGTGCCGACCGCCCCGCTGAGGGTACCGGACGCGACATCGCCAGTGTTCACGCGGGTTACCTGGTAGTGGATCACTTGCGTGTCGGGCGGCGCGAAGAGTGCCAGTTCATAGAGATCGGCGGACAACGTATTGGCCGGGAAGCTGGCGCCGAGATCGACGGCTGTCTGGGCAGCGGAACCACCATAGACGATCTGCAGGTTGTTCGAGGTCGAGATCTGCGCCAACCCGACCATGTTGGTCTGGCCGCTCGAGGGCTCGATGTTGGTGGGCGCGGCCACTGCGTTCCGGAGCCCGACAAACATGCGGGCACCCGAAACCGCCGCCGCATCCGACACCACGAAGCGGCACACATAGAAGAAGCCACCAATGCCGCCCGTGGCGCCGATCGTGAACTGCGCCGTCGTCGAGTAATGCCCCGACAGCGAGCCCGCCGTTGCGGCGCTGACATAGCCAAGCCTTCGCGAGCGCGTTGCCACGTTCGTTGCCGCGACATTGCGGGCCGTTGTTGTGCCAAGGGCCGTCGGTGCAGCGAACCCCACGACGCCCGGCACCGTCGTGGCGTTGCCCGGCGGGTTCCACCAGCCAATCTTGTTCGAGGCCATGAGCGGCTGCAGGGTTACATCGAGACCGGATGGTCCTATGAAGCGCGGCAGCATGCGGCTCGCCTTGCGGCCGGCGAACAGGTTCAGCTTGTCGGCGGCCGGGACCGCAGGCGTTGCCACATAGGGCAGCGTGATCTCGCCACCGTCGGGCAGCAGCACGGGCGAGTTCTGAATGAGCTTGCCGGTCGCCGTGTCGAACCGGGCGATGGCATTGTCGGCGGCACTTGCCGGACCGACGACATCGCCAGAGCCGCCACCGCCCGAGGGTGCCGCCCACGTGCCGTCTGCCTTGAGGAACTTGCCCGCGGCAGCATCCCCGGCGGCGGGTGCCGGAGCAAGACCCTTGGTGCCACCGGAACCACCATCGCCCACCATGGTATTGAGGATGGCCGTCGCCTGCGTGGCCGTCAGATCCTCGGGATCTCCGGTTCCCGCCGTTGTGCGGCCTTTGAAACGGTTGGTTGCCATGTCGGCGAGCGCGGCATTGCCTACCGAATTGTTGGTGAGCGTGACGATGCCGGTGGTACGGTTGATGAGTAGCGCCTCGGCCCAGGCGGAACCATCGGGCGAGACCTTGAAGTGGAAGTCGTCATCGCCGGTCGTCCCGAATTCCGCCCTCCCTGAGAAATTGGTCTGGAACAGGAAGGAGGCGGTATCGGCCGCCGCGGCCTTGTTGACCTTGACCTGCATGCCGTTGCCGACATTGTTGAACAGCACCGCGCTGCTGGCGACGGCCAGCTTGTTGGTGGCGTCCGCCGTGGCGTTGACGCCGAGCAGCGACAGGTTCTGAAGCGAGGCCGGATCTGGCGGAACTGCCCACGTCCCATCGGCCCGCAAGAAGTTGACCGTGCCGCCGCCGCTGGCCGGGGCAAGGCCCTTGAGTGCGGAAGTGAAGGTATTGAGAAGTGCCGTCGCCTGGGCGGCGGTCAGATCCTCGACATTACCGATCCCCGCCGTCGCGCGGCCCTTGAAGCTCGCCGTTGCCATGGTGGCGAGCTTGGCATTGGTCACGGCATTGGCGCCGATGGTCGCGGCGAAGGACCCGGTGCCCGAGCCAGTTACATCACCACTAAGCGTGATGGTCTGATCGCCGCTGTTGGTGCCCACCAACCCCAGATCGGTCTTGACCTGGGCGATGGTTCGCGCCGCCCATGCCCCCGCCTTGGCCTGCAGGAAGCTGTCGGTCGTTGCCGTGAGCCCGGCGATGATGGTGAGGTCGGCATCGAGCGGCTGTTTGGCATCGAGGGCCGCCTGAAGATCGGTCTGGGCCGAAAGCGTGCCGGTGATCGAACCCCATGTCGCACTTCCACCCGCGGGCGGTGCTGCCCATGTCCCATCGGCGCGGAGGAAGTTTACGGTACCGCCGCCAGATGCAGGGACGAGCCCCTTGAGTGCCGATGTGAAGATGTCGAGGAGTGTCGTCGCCTGGGTGCCCGTCAGGTCCTCGACATTGCCGGTCCCCGCCGTCAGTCGGCCCTTGAAGATGGCGGAGGCAACTGTCGCGAGCTTGGCGTTGGTGATGGCATTGTTGTTGATGTTGGCGGTGGTGATGGTGGTCCAGCTTCCATCCGCCCTGAGGAAGGCGGAGGTGCCGCCACCCGACGCCGGCGCCAGGCCCTTGAGTGTCGATGAGAAAGCGTTGAGCAGAGCCGTCTGAGCAGCGGCATCGGCCGCCGTCAGCATCGATCGCCCGGCGAAGGTTGAATCCGAGATCTCCGCCGCAGGATGTGTATGACTCACCGCGGCCTTGCCATTGAGGGCCGTTTGCAGATCGGTCTGGCTCGACAAGGTGCCGGAGATCGATCCCCAGGCGATGGAACCGCCACTGGTCAACCCGCCCCAGGCCGTGCCATCCCAGCGGACGTGAGCAACCTCCGCCTCGATCCAGGCGAGCCAGCCTGTTTGAGGGATGAGCTTCATCCAAGCGCCATCGACATAATAGGCGATGTTCAGATCCCAGGCGGCCCAGACGCCGGTCGCAGCTGGAGCGACAATGTAACGGTCGCCATCGGCGGGCGTGGCAGGTGGCGCGGTGAGGGTGCGCGAGATCACCGCCATCTGCACCAGCGCATCGAGTAATCGAATCGCCTCGTTGTGCGTCACATGCTTCTGCGCCTGATTGGCGGCAATATAGGGCAGATGCAGATGTGTGCTGTCATCCGGCATAGGAAGCGGACCTCAAGGGTTCAGAAGTTGAGGGTTTCGAGTTTTGGAGCGCCGCGGCCGAATTGGGCCGAGAGCTGGTAGATGGCGAGCTGCAGCGAATTCCCGGGCACCAGCAGCGCGCCCCAATCGGCGATCTGCTGGGCGCCGGTGTAGAGAACGCTGGCCATGTTCGTGGCGAGCGTCCGCTTGACCATCACCCCATTCAGAATGTCGACCTCGTAGGACTCCGTGTCCTCGAACAGCGGAACCTCGATCGCCTCCCAGCGATCGCCGGCCACCGCGCGGGTGCGGCGCTTCCACGAGATAGTGAGATCGCCGGGCGTCTGCGCAAACTTCCAGGGCTGGCTGACATGCGCCACCGCATAGGGCCTGAGACCAATGCCCTTCGGCGTAAACGCAGCTTGCGCATAGGAAATATCCGTCAGATCTTCCGACGCCGGTCCGATCATCCAGGTCCAGGCGATGCCGATATCGGTCGAATTGATGCTCAAGGCGGCAATGTCGGCGTCGAGCATGACGACACGCGCCCCGGCTGGTGCCGGATTACCCATCGCACCGTCGGTGCCACGTTGCCCTCGCAAGAGCCGGGTCAGCTTGTAACGGCCCGCCGACACCAGCTCCGCTCTGGAGAACTGCACGATCTCCCAGAGCCCCGCCGCCGACTCGATGGCCAGCGTATTGGCGCCGGCAAAGAGTTCGAGGTCGGTGACACTGGTGAGCGAGCCCGACAGCATGTCCACATAGAGGGCGTTGCCGTAATCGAAGCGGTCGGTCGGACCGCTGTAGAAATCGAAAGCCAGAACTCCCATGCGCGCCGGGCGGCCGATGGTATCGAGCAGCGCGAAGCCATCGAGAGTCGGGCTCTTCCAGACGGCCGCCTGCCCATACCAGGGCGAGGCATAGAGACCGATGAAGGGACGCCAGGCGGGCACCGCCTCGTCGAGGATTGGCAGATCCAACATGGCGACGACCGGAGGGCCATAGACAACGGGCGGCGGCAGAGTCACGTCGCGTTCGGGGCCAGGCCTCGCACCATAGATGACAGCATCCGTTCGCACCGCCTCGATGAGGCGTGCTTCCTGATCGGCAATTGCCGCGAGCCGGAACTCGAGCTGCCGTCCATCGTGCTCGATCAGCACCACGTCGGCCGGATCGAGCGCCAGCCGGGAGGGCGGCAGTTGGAACTTGGCCGTCTCGCGCTGGACCCAGGCTTCCATCAATGCCCGACGGCAGCGCATGTCAGCTTCCGCGCCGGAGGCCACGATAGGGAAGGACTCCGACGCAATCCGCGCCGTATCGACGGTGATGCGGCGGGCCTCGACGGTCAGGGATTCGTATTTCTTGTCGGGGCGGGTCAGGCGCCACTTGAGGGCGAGCGGCAGTTCTGTCTCCTGCCCCCGCACCAGCTCGATATCCTCGTCCTCGCGCTTTGTGGCAACCAAGTCGTCCGGCGCAATGGTGGCGATGGGTGCACCACCACGCGGCACGAAGCGGATCACCCCGTCGCTTTCAACAGCATCGAAGCCATAGAAGCGGGCCAAGGGCTCGATCGACGCGCGGGCACTGGCAATCGCCTCGATGGTGTAGCCTGGAACCGCCGCGGCCAGCTGGCTCACATCGATGTCGGTGTCGGCGAGACCGCCCCGCCGGCAGAGCTCGCGCACCAGGGCGGCAAGACCTGAGTCCCCCAGCCTGCCATTCAGCCAATGGCCGAACTGCCAGTTCTGGGAATCGCCCCAGATGTCGGCACGGCCGGGAAAGGCCGGATAGGGCCTGGCATCCCAGCACCAGATGGCGAGTTCGCCCAACTCGAGCATCGGCCCGCCATAGTTGCCACCCGTTGAGTTGTGATTGCTCCAATAATGATGGAGTGCCTCGATAAACGCACGCTGCATGGCGTCGTCGCGGTTCCCCAGGGAATAATAGGGATATGCACTTTCCGACGATTTGGGATCGACAAAGACATTGGGCTGATTTGCACCCTTGTCGACGGCTGGACATCCGGCTTCGGTGAAGCGGATGGGTTTCGACTTGGGCGTCCAGGCCGTGGGCGTACCGCTTTCAACACCGCCCGGCCGGTCATAATGGGCATTCGACCACCAGGCACGGATGTCCTTGGTGCGGAATACCCAGGGCTTGCCGTAGGCGCCATCGCTGATCGAAGTCCTTACCTGCGCATCGCGGTCTGCCGGACTGGCATAGTACCAGGCAAAGCCCTCGCCGCCCTCGACATTGGCTTCGAGGTAGTCGCGGTCATAGATCGACGTCCAGCCCGCCAGGGCGTCAGCGTGCGAGAAGCCCTCGCGCCAGTCGGCCAATGGCATGTAATTGTCGATGCCGACGAAATCGATATTGCCATCCGTCCACAGCGGGTCGAGGTGGAAGTACACATCCCCCGATCCGTCCTGCGGATGGTGCCCGAAATACTCGCTCCAATCTGCCGCATAGCCGACCTTGCTGGCTGGCCCAAGAATGGCACTCACGTCGGCGGCAAGCGTCTTGAGCTTGGCAACCGCCGGATAGTTCGAAGCACCGGAACGCACTTGCGTGAGGCCGCGCAACTCGGAACCGATCAGGAAGGAGTCGACGCCACCCGCCGCCGCACAAAGCTTGGCGTAGTGCAGCACCATGCGGCGGTAGCCCCAATCACTGCCGCCGGTCCAGGAGACAGCCGTGCCCGACACCGCAAAATCCGACCCTTGCGCCGTGCCGAAGAATTGATCGACCTGCGATGACGCCGCCGCCGTCTTGTCCACGGTTCCGGCATAGCCCGCCGCTGGCGAACAGGTGATGCGCCCGCGCCAGGGATACTTGGGCTGGCCGAGAGCGGCGGCGTTATCGGAGTAAGGATCGGGCAGCGTGTTGACGTCCGGCACATCCATGAGGACGAAGGGATAGAAGGTGATGCGGTAGCCCCTGGTCTTCAGTTCCTGAATGGCCTGCACCACCGCGAAATCCGCAGGCGTTCCGCCAAAGGCCGGTGCTCCGCTGATCTGGCTGACCAGATGGGCGGTGGCCCGGCTGACACCGTTGACGCTCCAGGTCCTGGGTGTGGTGACCTTGGTGGCGGTTTCGACCCCGGGCTTGATCAGGCAGGACCCGCAGCGGAGATCGGTGCCGAACCAGGAGACGACCAGCGACACGGATTCGATATTAGGGGCGGTGGTCTCGAGATTGTCCAGCGCCACCAGCAGGTCGGGCTGGCCGGCACTCGAATTGACATTCTCGGCGCGGGTCGTGCTGGTCGTGGTATCGAGGATCTTCTCCGTCGCGTAGACAAACTCGCCCGCCCCCGGAATGAGGTTGACGGCGCGGGTCACCTGCTCGGCGCTGTCGGGGTCATCGACGGGACGGAAGACCTCGAAAGTCAATTGCGGGATGCGGTTGCCGAACTTCTGGAGCGGCAGATCGTCGAACACGATGTAGGCCACACCGCGATAGGCGGGGGCATTGCCGGTTCCCATCTTGGTAGCGATGAGCGAATCCGGCTGCTGGGTTTCGGTGCCCTTGTGGAGGCGCCAGACAGCACCCTTGACCTTGAACTCCTTGCCATCGGCCCAGATGCGGCCAATCCCGGCGATGGGCCCTTCGCACAGCGCCACCGCGAAGGAAGCAAAGTAGAGATACTCGGTGGTCTCGACGCCACCGCCACCACCCTTGCCGCCGCCGGACTTGGTGGTGTGCTTCTCCTCGCGGAAGTCCGTCGCCCAAATGATGTTGCCGCCCATCCGCGCCCGGCCATAGACGCGCGGGATGGCAATGCCCTCGGTCGCCGAGGTGATCTTGATGTCGGAAAGCCGTTGGCCTTCGGCCTTCTGGGTCGGCGTCAGAGCCGAGACCAGCAGGCTGTCGACCACCGCGCCGACGACAGAGCCCACGGCGGCACCGATGGGCCCGGCAATGGCGCCGCCCACAACACTCAGGACGACGGAAGCCACTACAGCACCGGGACCTGCAGCCCCGTATTGCCATCCGAGGCGAAGGCGGGAAACAGAAATGCGAAGGCCGTCCGGCGCTGCCAGACGGCATCATAGGATTGGGTTACGACGCCGTGGCGTTCGAGGGCGTGAATGAACGTGCCGTCATCGACCAGAACGCCGCAATGCTTGGCCGGCCCCTCGCGCCGCATGCGGAAGAGCAGCAGACTGCCTGGGCCTGCAGTAGCAATGGAGATTTCGATCAGGAACGGCCGCACGAAGTCGGCGAAGGTCTCGCGTGACCCCACCTCGCCCCAGTCGCGGGAATAGGCCGGTAGCCTGGCTGGCTCCTCGCCGACCAGCTCACGCCAGATGCCGCGGGCAAGGCCGGCGCAGTCGCAGCCCACGCCCTTGACGCTGGCCTGATCGTGATAGGGCGTGCCGAGCCATTGGCGCGCAACGGCGATCACCCGCGCCGGATCGGCAGCGGCTGGAAGGTTCAGAATGTCCATGACGGTTACAGCGGATCGCCTGTGTTGGCGTCGCCCTTGTTGGGATAGCGAAGGACTGTGTCATCGCCCGGCATGTGCGGGAAGCCACGGAAGTTGACGACATTCGCGAACTTCGTCTTGCAGGTCTTGAACTGCTTGTCGCAACCGGCACGGACGATGAAACCGTCACCAACACCAATCGCCCGCACTGGCGCTTCAAAGAGCTCAGTGGTCGCAACGCCGGCGGACAGCGAGTGCCGCGAGACTTCCGCCTGGCGCCCGGCATTGGCGCCGCTCGTCCACTCGACAACCCCGAGTTCGAACCATTCCGCCGCGAAGCCCGAAAGACCCGAAGCCTTGAAGCGGCGGTCGGCGGTCACCGCTGTAACGGTGCCCGCGCCCTTGTAAGCTGCTGCCTCGAGATTGATGCCGCAGCGCCCATCGCCAAGGGCGGCGTCACAGTAATACTGGAAGGTGCGGCCAACGGTCTGGTTCAGGATATGGGCGAGCGAGCGGACCTCGGCCACGAAGGCGGCCTTGCCCCTTCTCACCTGCCCGATGTTGCCGCGGCGCATCAGCACACGCTGGGTGACATCAGCCCAGTTGACCCGCCAGATCTCGATCGCCGCATTGTCCCAGCGACCATCGAGAATGTCCGTCTCGGTGATGCGATCGGAGGACAGCACCCCTTCCGCATCCTGGGCATCGACCGACAGGTCAGCATTGGCGCGCAGCTCGGACGCGGCGAAACCGGAATCGGGTTCGTAGGTGATGCCTGAAATGACAATGGGGCGGTCATGATCGGTGAAGGCGAAGACCACATTGTCGGCGCGGGTGATCTTCCAGCACCAGCACAGCGTGGTGGCGCCGGTATCGAGATGGGCCTGCAACGTGGGTGGTATGGCTTTCACAGCCTGATCTCCACAAGCGGAATGGAAGCGATGGAGCCCAGGCGCTCGATGTCGAGGGTCACGTCCAGCAAATCGCTGTCAAATCGCACGGGCACGTCGAATTCGAAGCCCGCCGTGATCGAGGCACCTGTGGTGGGTGCAACAGTGAAAGTAATGACGCCGGTCGCGGTATCGATCGACCATCCCGATGATTGTTCAACGCCGCCGACCGCCACAAGCACGGTTCCGGCGACAGGTTTGCTGATCATGCGGACATAGGATTGCAGCCCTGAAGAATAGATCTTCGACAGCTGAAAGGCGGTAGTTGCCCCGTTGCCCTGGCCAATGAGTTGGTCAGTGGCAGCTGGCGTCGCCGACGGCAGGCACGATTTGTAATCGGACCAATCCTTCCAGCGGAACCCTCTGAGCCTGCCCATGCGGGCCTCGAAGAAGGCGACGACCGCAGCAAGATCGTCAGCACGCCGGATGCCATAGGAGGCATCGTAGCGCCGGCGCGATCCCGCCCATGGCGAGTTCCGCTCCTCGCGGCCCGAGGCGAGTTCGACAATCCGCGTGCGGCGCTCGGGCCCACCCCTCGCCCCCCGGCTGATATTGTCGGGAAAGCGCACCTCATCAAAGGCCATCCGATCCCCCTATTCGCCATTCGCTATTCGCCACTCGCCGCCTTTTATTCGCTCACAGCCCCCGCGATCCGAAGGAGACGGCGCGCGCGATGTCGGCGGCCACCTGGGTCCGTGCCCGGCGGAAATTCTCGATGTCGGGCGTTGCAATGTTGACGGTGACGGATCGCGCGCTGCCGTAGTCGCGGGCTTCCCGGCGGTTCAACACCCGCTCGCCCCGCTGCAGGATGGCGGGAACCTCGTCGGGCGCGAGCCCGATCATGCCGCCGCCGTGCAGCCGCAGTGCCCCGGTAAAGGCAAGGGCTGGCACGCTGCGCAGGACCGATGAACCGCCCACCGTGCCCCCCTCATGAAAGATCCCAGCCAGAATATTACCGATCCCACCGCCCCCGCCGAGGCCTCCGAGCAGGCCACCCAGCAGCTTGGCCAGCGGAGCGAGCACGGCCTGCTGCACCGCGAGCCTGGCAAGGTCGGCGAGCATGGACGAAATCAGCGAGGCGAAGTTCACCTTGCCGGTCCGCACGAACTCGGCCACCGCATCGGCGGCTGACGAGAAGGCACCGCTGATCGCCTCCTTGATGAGATCAGCGGCGGTCCCCGCCTTCTCGACGAAGTCCTTGAGATAGTCGATCGACGCGCCGAAGAGCCCCTTGTCCTCCGTCTCCACGCTCTGAAGGGCAATCTTGGCGCGGATCAGCTCTTCGATCTGGCCGCGCTCCTCGGCCGTGGCTCCCGCCATCTGATTGCGCAGCCGGATCAGCTCCTTCTGTACCGGGTCCTGGGTCTCTCCGATCTCGACCTCCTGTTTGAGGCTGTCGATCAGATCGGCAACCGCCTCATGCTGGCGTTCGGCTTCGGCAGTGGCCCTGGCGGCTGCGGCGCGGCGGGCCGAAGCCCCTTCCCGTTCGGCTGTTGCCGCCTCCTTGCGGGCCGCTGTCTCGGCGAAGATCTGATGCACAGTCGCGGCAATGGCCTTCCCCTCTTCGGACACCGCATCGACATTGGCCTTGCGCAGTTCCTTCTCGATGCGGAGCTGTTCCTCGGTCTTGGAAAGCGCCTCAAGTTCGGCCTGCAGCGAAGTGAGCACGCCCTGGGCAGGGACATTGGCGGAGAACTCCTGGCCGATGGCCGAAGCCTCGGAATTTGCCTTGGCGATGGCACGGCCAAGGGCGGCAAACCGGTTGGCCAGGGTCTCGGTCACTGGAATGCCGGTCTCCTGAAAGACCTTCATCAGCATGTCATGGATGCGCTGGGCCTCTTCGGCGGTTGCCGTATTGGTCTTGAGCGCAGCCTGGAGATCCCAGACGGCATGCTGCAAGGTGGCAACGGAATCGATGGCGCCGATGCTTTCGAGAATGGCATAGGTGTCGAAGATGTCACCCTGGGCGGCGTCGAAGCCCTCCATGACCTCACGCCAGGCCCGGTCGATTGCCGCCACGCGGGCGTCCGCCAGTTCCGCCGACCGGTTCGCCCTGTCGATCTCATCGGCATAGCGCTGCACCTGCGGCAGGGCCTCGCCATATTTGCCGGCGATGCGCCCGAGAATGTCCTCCTGCTCTTCAAGCGTCTTGTTGGCGTCCTCGCCGGGACCGGCGACGGCTGAGAAGAAGTAGCTCGCCGCCGCCGTGACCGCCGAGAAGCCGAGGAGCGCCAGATTGAGCGGATTGGTCAGGAAGGTGATGAGGCCGGTCCCCACGGCCCGGAGCGCTCCCAGGATGCCGGTGCCAGGCCCGAACATCTGGACGATCTGCGAGCCCTGCTGAAGCATGACCGTGAACGGGTTCTGCCCGGAGGCGAGGCTGACGCCGATATCACTGATCTGGTAGTTGAGATTGGCCAGCTGTTGCGAGTTGAGATTGACCGCCTTGCCGGCATTGGCGGCACCAACCCCGATCGACCCCAGCGCCTGGTTGCCGGAAGCCCCGAGTTCAGCCAGCTCCGCCTTGAACTGGCCGCCGTCGACGACCGACAGCCTCACCGAGACCTTGCGTTCAGCCATTGTCCATTTCCGTGGAGTTCAAGAGAGCTTGATTGAGACCGCGCACGGCCTCGGCTTCGATCACCGGCAGCAGTTCAGCGGCAATGAGCGGATCGAGCCCCAGCGCATTCGCCATGGCCAATGCCGCCGTCATGTCCCAGCCGATGATTGCGCCCGAAGTCGCCACGCGCAGCTGTCCGCCCATCTTGAGGGCCATATCCCAGACCTGCCAGCCTTCCAGGGACTCAGGCGCAGTCAGGATTGCCGGGCAGTCGGGACAGCGCTTGCCGCAGGCGCTGCAATATCCTGCGCCCCCGCCGAAGTGCCATTCGGCAAGGGCGCGGAGGCGTTTTTTTCCGATTCCAGCCTGAGCCAGGGGCCGATGTAGCTTGCCTCGAAGGCGCGATAGAGCGGGAAGATGTCCATGAGCGCCGCTGCCGCCTCAGGTGTCACGGCGAGTTCCTTGCCATCCTCATCACCCACACCTTCCCACTCCGCTATGACGCGTGAGGCGACCGCCTTGGCAAAGCGCAGGGCTTGCTCGGCAGGTGCCAGGGACTCGGCGTCCTGCAAGGCGACGTCGCCACGCAGGCTGATCAGCACCGCCGAGGTCAGCGGCAGGGTCAGAACCCTGACGCCAAAGCCGAGGTCGATCCATTTGGGATCGCGCGAAAGATTGAGACGCAGCATCACGCCACCGTTCCATTGTTATAGTTGGCCACGTCATTGACCAGGACCGCCGAACACATCGCCTGCAAAACGGAGTCATATGCGGCTTGCCAGGCAAACGTCGCCTGCACCCCTTGCGGCCCGTTGACGGCGAGGCGGGGCTTGGGGAGATAGACCTTGGGGATGGTCAGCGTGAAGGACTTAGACGCGGAGATCGTGAAAGACAGTTCGAGCGCGCAGGGGTTGCCGTTCACCGCGTCGGTCAGGAGCGTCTGGTCGGCGAAGCGGGCGACGATCTGACCGGTAAGCGAGGCCTGTGAAGGATCGGCACCATCGATCTTGCCGTCGCTCCGGATGGTTTCGATGCGATCGAGATTGTTGTTGTAGGTCACTTCCGCCGACACGATGTTGGCGAGCGATACGCTGTTGCGCTTGATGGCACCGTTGAACTGGCCGAAACGCTCCAGCGTATAGGCGTTGAGTGCCCCCGCCAGCGATGCTGCGCCCACCGTTTCGCCCTGGGCGATCAACCCGGCGGTGGCGGTCAGAAGGCCGCCGCGCCGCATCTGCCACGACAGCGTGTTCACCATCACCCCGGACAGCATCGAGTAGTACGGCACTTCCGGCATCCCGACTTCGACCGAGAGGGACGGAAGACTCCAGGACCCGGATTTGAAAGTATGAGTCTTGGGCGTCGTGCCGGTGGTTGTCGGTGCCCCGAAGGTGCCTTTGAGCCATACGCCCCAGGCGCGGAGATCGACGGGGACCACGATATCGCCGTCCGCCGTGATCACATCCTTGACCGGCGGCTGCGGATCGCGGCCATAGCCCAGCAGTTCGGACGCCAGCAGCGGCTGCTCACTGCCAAGCGTCGACGACGCAAACGGCATCTGCCAGAACTGACCGGCGGCGGGAGCTGTCCCATAGGTTGTTTCGAATGCGGCAGCCAGCACTGACCGCGCGCCTTGTGCTCGTGCCATGCAGTTCCTCCGTTAAGGTGTTGAAGTCAGGACAGCGGATCGGGCGTCCCGTAGTGCAGGATGATCGGCAGCGTCGCCGCCTTGAAGCCGGGCGCTCCCTCGACGATCAGATCGACCGGCACGGGAGTTGCTGTCTCGGCGTAGTCGCACAAGCCTCCGAGCGAACGGTCGGCGGCGATGGCCAAACCGATCGCCTGCATGACACTGTCGAACAGAACATCGCGCGCCGCAGGTGTAGCCGCATCGACGACGACATCGGCGTCGGCGCGATGTTCGTAGACATACTCCGGCGGTGACAGGAGCACCTCCGGCTCACCCGGATCGCCGTCACGCAGGATCACGATGCCTCCGGCGGGCACGCGTTCAGGCAGGTTGGCGTTGCGCAGGACCGTGGGTCCCGCCACGCTTGAGAGCAACGTGAACAGCGCCTGAAGGATGGTCTCGCGTTTCGTCATTGGCCAGTCTCTGCCTTGAGGTCCGGCCAGTTCTGAATAACCAGACCTTCGAGCCTGTCCTGCCACTCGCGTGCCACGGACTCGAGATCGAGGCGCTTGCGCAGTCGGGCCTGTGACACGAGCACAAAGACAATGACGGAGCGATTGCGGAACCCCCGTGCCGCCCGCGATGTCCCATCGCGTCTCATGATGCGCGCTCGAGGAAGAACTTCGCCGGTATCGACCAGGAGACCCGGCCGTCCACGCCGATACACGAACCGCAGTCTGCGGCCATTGCGCCGTTCCCATTCGCCCGGCGTAATCCTGCCGCCTGTTGCACTCTTGCCCGCAGCCTCGGTCGGGATCGCCAGCCAGAAGCCGTCCCTGGAGCGGATGACCACACCCTCGTCGAAAGCTCCAACAATGTGTGGTGCTTTCGAATAAACGAGTGCTGCGGCCCCGAGGCTCGGCTCACCCTTCGGATAGTACTGATCGCGGATGGTGCGCCCGAGACGCTCGCCAAGGCCGACACCGGCGATCTGCGCCCGCCATCCGGCCTTTACACCAGCACCCGCAAGCCGGATCGCCGCCGTCACGGCACGCTCGGCAGCCTTGACCTCAGCGACGAGTTCCTCCTCGAGATCGCCAAGGACCGTGACCTGGATACCCGGCACTACGTGGCCCGCACTTCTGCCGACCAGATCAGGTTGTCGTCATCGGCCAGGGGCTCGCCCTGTACCACATAGATTGCGGTGCCGATCTCGAAGGTATCACCAGTGGCAAGGTTCGGGACTTCCAGGGTGCGGACATCGATGAAGCAGCTCTGTGCCACAAACCTGCCGCCTCCAAAGTTCGCTACGGCATCCGGCGCGCGAAACACGATCCGGACCGTGACACCCGCGCCAATACCACCCGCGCGCCAGGTCGCGTCCCGGCCGACGTTGGGATCGGCGAAGAGCGCATCGACGGCCTGTGCGAAGATGCTCATGCCCTGTCCTCAAAAAAGCGGCATCAATTGCTGCTGAAGATCTTCACCGCCAGCCGCGGACGCTTGTTGACCGGGAGCACCGAAGCCTCGGTCTTGACGTCAATCGCCGAGCCATCGTTCCTCGCGATCTGCCGGGCATAGATGGGCAGGCCCATGGTGTTGACCGTCTCGATCAGGTTGGCGGGGGCGCCATAGGTGACGAAGGTGTCCATTGTGCCCATCGGGAAGGCGATGCCTTCGCCCGCTGGCACCAGCGTCTCGGTCGAACCCGAGGACAATGTGACGGTGGCGTTGTATTCCTCGAAGATCAGCCCAGCGAAGGGGAAGCGGCGGCGGGTATCTTCGCGGAGCGGCTGGGCGCCGGTCGAGGAGAAGTACTTGTAGGCATCCTCCACCTTGGCATGGGAGATGAGCTTGTCGAAGAACTCCGGCGAAACCAGCGCCAGGACGCCGTTCATGGTCTCGCCCTTGAGCTCGGTCTCCACCTTGCGCAGGACATCCCTCACTTTGCCCTGTACATTGGTCCCGGCCGTGCCGAGCACGAAGTCGACCGACAGCTGGGCGAGGCCGAACTCCGTGAAGTAATTGTAGAGCGTGGTCCCTGCCCCGTCCTTGACGATGCCGCGGAGCGCATTGACCTCCATGTATTCCCGGGTCTGGGCGTGCTTGGCGCGCATGCGGGTGAGCTTGCGTTCCATGACGGTGGCGAGAGGATCGGCGGCGTCCGCCACACCGAAGCCCCGCACCCCCTGGATGTCCTGGGGCGTTATCACGTCGTCATGGGGGATCCACGGCACGGTGAAGGAGCGCATGGAGCGTGTATCGCGATTGGCGACGGTGGCGGGGCCGCCGAGCGGCACGGTCGGCAGGAGATTCAGCACCCCTTCCGCCTGTTCGATGATGACGCTGCGCTGGGTAACGCCTTCGAAGCGGAACAGGCCCATCTCGCCCAGCCTCGTGTAGATGTTGGGCAGGATGTTGATGGCTTCGGTCATCTCGGCCAGCGTGTAACCGCCGGTGTCGAAGGGATTGATCATGACAGGCATGGGACGATGTCTCCGGAATTGAGAAAGCCCCGTCGAAGCGGGGCTGGACGAGTCAGGATGGACAGGAAGGAAGAGGATCAGGCTGTGTCGCGCGGCACGATCCCGGCTTTCGACAGATCCGCATACTTGGCGAGTTTCTCCGGCAGCAGATCGACGGAGGCATCGAAGACCAGGGCCGCCTTCGACACGATGGCAGGCCCGCGCGCGATGACGAGTGCCGTCTTGTCGGCTGCCGTGGCATCGGCGGCCTCGAGCAGCACCGCAATGCCTGTCTCGGCCCCTTCATCGCCCACCACCGTGGCGGCAGGCGACAGCCGGTATTTGCCCGACGCCGTGATCTTGCCGAGCACGGCCCCGAGCGCATAGTTCGTTCCGGCCTTCAGCGTCACCACCTCGCGGCTGTAACTGCCATTGAGTTCGAACTTCAGGAGATCGCCGAGGGTCGGCGACTGGGTCAGGACAGGCATGCATCACCTCACTTCTGGGACTGGCCGGCGCGCTCGCGGGCGCGGCGGACGATGGGGCTTTCACCGGTACCCTGCGGCCGGGGTGCTGTGGCGATCACGCTGTTCGCCTCGCTCCGGGAGGCCAGTGCCTCGAGGACAGAGCGGCGAAGTGCATCCGGCCTGACGCCCTTCTGCATGGCGTCAGCGGCATCGATGGTCACACCGAGCCGGTTCGCTTGAGCAGATATTGCGGCAATCTCGGCATATTCGGCGCGGAGAGCCTCGATGGCATCGGGCCGGTGTGCCGATGCAGCGGGCGGGACCACAGGATCAGGGGCCAGAACAGGTTCCGGCACAGCAGGCATCGAGGCCGGTTCCAGCGGTGCAGTTTCGATCTGTTCGGTGTCTTCAGTCGCCATGAAGGGACTCCTCTTCGGTGATGAGTTGATGGATGGGCGTTGGGCAGCAAGCGGTCGCTCGAACTCCGCCGTCATGTCGGCAAGTGCGGTGTCGAGCGTGCCGATGCGGTCGGCCAGTTCGGCCCGGATTGCCAGATCCGCGCGAAAGATCGCAGCTTCGGTCGCGCGCACCACTTCGGGTGTCAGGCCACGGTTGGCAGCAACAAGGGCACAGAAGTC